GCAAGCGTGTAACTCTTCTGGCAAACGGCAACGCCATCATCACGCTCGAACCAATCTCTCGCGCACCTTCTTCGCCAAAGGTTTTTTGGAGGTTAGGCACGATTGTGTTGTTCAGGTAGTTAATCGCTTCATCAACACCAAGCGTGTCCATGACCTTCATCACACCGTTGGTCAGAGACTGTAACCCTGCTTGCCCTTCCATCGTCCTGGGGCTGTACGTCAGCATCTCAGACACTTCCTCAAAGCGCCTCAATCCCTCGCTGGGTAGTCCGGTCTGGTTTAATTCTGTCATCCCTGCTGCGTAGGCTGGAATCTCTGCGAGGATGTTTGACCCCGCTGTCATTACTGGTTCAACCACGCCCGCAAGACGATTACTACCTCTAGGCATTTCCGGTGAACGGTTCAGCCTTAAAAGATTTTCAAGCTGATTAGCCACGCGCTGACAACAACCCCTTCAGCCTGTTCATCAACTCTCCACCGCCCTGCGGAGCGCCACCTGGCTGGCCTTGCCCCATCTGAGGGCGCTGCGGCATTGCTCCCGGCATACCTTGCGGTGCTACCTGACGCTGCTGCTGCGGTTCACGGTACGGAATGAACGTCTGCAAGCCCGTCTTGGGATCAATCACCACCTGGTATTTTGCGCCATCCTTACCCGTCACCAACTGTCGAGAGTTCGGCATCTGAGGCATTCCGGTCTGCGGGGTGGAGTTAGGCAGCGCCATGTTCGGTCGCGGGCCCATCTGGTTAACAAGGGCTTGCGCTCCACCGGTGCCAGTGCCAGGAGTCTCACGGCGTGACATAAGCATGTCTTCAACCGGTGGTCTTGTTTGCATGTTCATTTGTCATAACCTTTGTTGGGTTTGGGTTTCTTGGCTGCTTTCTTGGCTTCATTAGCCGCCTTGACACCAGCTTTGGTGTAAGGGTAATGCTTGTTTCCTACTCGCGGCATAAAGCCTCCTATACGATGGGTAAGCCGACTGACTGTCTCAGCCGCATCTGTGCGATTTGTTTTGATTCAAGGTCTGACTGCGCTTCAGCCAGATTTAACTGTTCTACGGCTGACTTTACTGTGTTCAACATCGCCTTGCTTTCACGCTCTTTGGCTTCTGCTTGCTCAGTGACAACCTCTGCCTGTTTCAGCGCCAGTTCTAATTGTGCTGCCTGGGCTTCAATTTGCTGCTGCTGCTGTATCTGCCCCTGCATCGATGCCGCTTCTTCTTCATTCGGTTCGATGATCCCAGACTTAACGCCAGCACTTCTCAGCCTCTTGATGACCTCATCACCGCCGACAAGATCGAGGTTTTGGAACAAGACATCTCCGACAAGCTCAGACATCGCTGGATTCTGCGCGATGATGCCCGACAGTTGTTCAGCCGTTTCCTGCTTCCTGGTGGTGAATGATGGGCCTGAAGAAACTTTTATGTCATAGTTCCCAACGGTCAAATCCATCGTCTTAACAAACTCTCCGGTCGATCCATCCATCAGCGTTTTATTGACCGCAATGACCTCTTCCCGCTCGTCCTCACCAATAATGCGAATAGTTCGCTCGGTATCATAGACTGATGGGATCATGTCGATGATCACCCTGCCGGCCAGCTCTAGCGAGTCAACCAACTGGTCCTGGTACTCAAAGTTCGCCATCTCTCCCTGGAACTGTCTGCCTCTGATAGCTACACCGGACGTTTCATTGCCTTGAGCGCCAATGTTCGCGTCATAGATACCTGTCGTGCTTTTGATGTCCTCTGCGGCTATCTGCGCGTCCTGCATCAGCCCTGGTGAACCTTGCGCGGGTTGCTCTCGAAAAGGCTTCTGCCCGTTGTCAAAGTTGAACATCATGACCGGGTCATTGCTGACCATCATGTTTTTCCAGCGTGATTCATGCCCCTTGATCATCGCAGGAGTAACAAAGTAAGGCTGTTTGGGCGTTAGTCCAGTAACCTCGACCGCTACGCTTCTGCTGTAGTTGTACAGCCTCTGAGCGTCCTTAGCTTTGCGTACCAGTCCTCTTGTGATATACCGCCCGTTGATGTTGCTGGTCTTGCCGAACATCGGGATGATCGGGATAAACCTGCCGACGCACTCAACCTCTTCAAGCACTTCCATGCCAGTGATTTTGAACCGTTCTAACTTGCGACCCTGAACCTTTCTGGTCTTGCCCAGGGTAATACCCATCAGGTTTAACTCGTCCCTGACAGGCTCAATTTCTTTTAAGTCTACGACGCGACCGTCTGACAGTTGAACCAGCGTCTGCTCTTCGTTCACTATCCGAAAGTAGTCTGCAACACGCACTGACTCATCACTGACCCAACTGGCGAAGTTGCCAACGCTATCAAAGTCGGAGTCGCCCCCAGATGACTCGGCATCGGGGTACATCCTCTCAAACTCTTTGCGCTCCATATCCTCAAACAGAAAACCAAACCTGGCCTCTTGGACATGCTGCGCCTGAATAATCGGGTCAATCAAAACGCTAAACGGGTTCTTGATCTCCCTGATCAGAATATCCTGGTCCAAGGAAACGTCATCAATGTAGTCGTGATCAACTAATACGCAGCCGAAACCGCCTTTGACCGCGAACTTGAACGCCGTCTTAAACGCTTGTAGGCCACGCTGGTCGATCTGTTGTATTAATCCTTGGTAAACCTCTGCAATGGCCTCGTCGCCCTCCTCAGCCGCCCTGACCTTCACGCTGGGCATGTTAGCCAACTGTCCACCGACTACCCTGTCAACTGAGCTACTGAGCTTGTCAAACGTCAGGCAAGGACGATTGTGCCTTGATTCTCTTGCAGAATCCTCCCACTGACCGTCATCATCATCGACAAACTTTACGTCTGATATTGATTGATCATAGATTTCTGACCAGCTATCAGCCGCAGTTTCAAACCGATCCAGAGCCTCGGTGATAATCTTCTCTTGATCTTTTTTTGATCTTTTTTCCATTACCACTCGCTCGCAAATTCTAGGTTGGGACTCACAATGTCGTCCTCGTATCCCTGGGCAAACATCCTGAATGCATCGGATCCGTTGGATGCCCAATTGTGTAATGGGACTTTTCTGAACGTCTGATAAGAGTCGTCGTATTGATACTGATAGTTAGCCAGAGCGTCTAGCCCCTCAGCGCAGTTCTCTTCGTGGAACCAGCAGCTCTTGAACACATCCCTGACCATCGCAATGCCATCCTCGACGCTGCTGATCCTGGGAACCGTTGTGATTGGGTTAACGCCCATGCCTTCAAGAATCTCTCTGCGGCTTCGGTTGTTTGAACCTAGCGTCTTGACCTCAACGTCGTGGGGCAGATAGTGCGTCCCGTAAACCCAGCCATTTTGGTCAGCCTTGTCTTTGAGGACTTTCGCATAGTGATCCAGATCGACTAAGCGGTGCTCGTAATAATCAATGAACCGGTGTTCCTTCCCAATGTGCTGATGGAACCAAATGGCGGTTGAATCATTGCGTCCCAGGTCCCAGTGCGAATTAACCGGAACAGACTCAACAGGCATCCAGCAAACTCTGCCTTCGTCCCTGGCCGATTTCAATTGCTTCTGGTAGATCGAGCCATCAGCGAACTGCTTTAGCTCGCCCTCGTAAACGTGCGCGTATTCTTCAGGGTTACTGTCCTTCAGAAGCCGCATCTCTTCTGGAAGCGTGGTCTGGCTAAAGTAGGGATTGTCCCTATAGCTAACCTTCTTCACCATCGCATTCTCAGGAGGATGCTCAACGAAGCGCTGGTAAGCTGAATCACTCTTCAACTCCGGGTTAAAGCTAACCCATATCTCTGAACCAGGCTTTCTGATACTTGGGATTAAGGTTCGCCAGGAGTTCTCTGAAACCCTGTTGCCTTCTTCAATCCAACAGTAATCCACGCCTTCTATCGACTTAATCGACTCAATATTCTGCCAGAGGCCAGAGAAGATGATCTGCGTTCCGTTCGTTCCTCTGATCTCGTTGTTCATCACCTCGTAGAAGTGACTTAGCCCCAGGGCTTGAATCCTGCTTGCCAGGAGCGAGTGGACAGAGTCCTTGATGCTGCGCTGTATCTCTCGGGCGCACAGGATGCGCTTTGGTTCGTTTCCTGCTCCCAGAAGTAATAACGCTGATGCGAACTGTACTGACTTTCCTGCGCCGCGCCCTCCCCAATAGACCTTGTATCTGTGCGGTTCAAATAGCTCTCGAAACGCAGTGGGTATACTAATCTTCGGGGTCGTCGCTAAATCTGATTTCATAGGCTGCTATAGCAATTGGGCTGTCTTCATCCCCAGTAAGCTCAATGCTCTTCAAGGACGGCAGGTATTTGTCTACTAGCTTCAAGCGGCTATCAATGGCCGCCCTGATGCGCTGGACCTCAGTGCTATCTAGTGCGTCGTCCAGTTGTTCAAGTTTGTTAATGCTATCAACAACATGCTGGACATGGCTCTGGCTTGACAGTTGATCTCTAAGCGCCTCCTGTCGAACTTTTTTGTTCATTTGTGCGCGTGTCATTGCCATTATTAATTCTCGGTTTGATTTGGTGTCTTCTGCCGCAACCTTCGCAGCTGGATGCTAACGTGCCGTCTTTAAGCGTCCAGTACGCTGTTGTCATGCCCCCGCAAGGACACTGCACTGCTAATCTTCCCCGTCTTCGCCTGGCGCGTCTTCTATGATAAACACATTGTTATCAACCATGTTTTCACCCCCCAAGCCGTCTATCTCTTTTTGGAGTTCGTCTACCGTTCCCAGCAGCACCTTTATGTGACCCGCCTGAATAGCGCATTTGTTCATTGCGTCATTACGTTGGGCCTCGACCATCTCCAGCCGACCTTCCATCTCGTCATCGCTCAAGCGTATTGCCTCTCTTCTGGGTTAGTGATGTTCAGTTTGATGAATTGCGCGTCTTTTTTGCCGCTCGCATAGGTTGCCGTGACTTTGATCGTCCCATATCCGCTAGTTTCTGAACTGGCGTAAAAGGAAACCACGTTGCTCGTTACACTTGGAGTTGTCAGGGTCAGTGCGCGAGAGCCTTTTGACTCAGCGGCTGCACTGGATACTGACGTTGATAGATCGCTTGCAGAATTGGAGAAATCAACTTTAAAGAGCATCTCTGTCGTTACTGCTTGCGAGTAACTGCGATTCTCACTGTTGTTTCGATTTGGATTGATCAGGATTCTTCGCATGTCAGCCTCCGATAGATGCTGGGGGTCAAATCTTGCACTATGACAATGTTGACACCCTTTTTTACGTGCTACAACTTTTTCTCGCGCTAACAATTTGCGATTTCCTCAGCGTTCATCCAGCAACGCGACAACCATATCGAACGCTGCTGACTTCAACTCCCTGGCTTTGGTGACTGACACGCCAAGCACTTTGGCTGTTCGCTTGAGACTTCCCGTTTGGTAGTACCCTTTTAGGACCAGCGGATATCCAGGCTTCACTCTGCCAATCTTGCTGACGATGCTGTCAATGAGTAGCAGATCAGTGTTGATGTACGCTTTTGGAGGGCTGCGTGTTTCTTTAGCAGTGACATACTGCTTCTTCCAGTTTGTTGCACCTCCTGCCGCCAACGCATAGTTGCCGTCTAAAATGGAGGTGGGGTAAGGGTTGGAGCTTTCTTTGCTTAACTCCCTCGCCCACAACTCAAGCAATTGATCAGCCCGTTCATGGCTCAAGCGCGAGCATCCTGTGTTGCAGTCTTGTCGCTCTCTCTGGCGTTTGAGTTGCCCAGCGGCTATCCATCATCTCAACCGCAGCTTCAACGTACTTTTCCTGTTCAATCGCTGAGTTCATATTCTTAAATTTTGACAGCCCCCTTTGCCCTAATTGAAACGCCATGTTGATCAGGATGTGTTGCAGGTTTTGCGGTAGCTCATCCCAGTTGTTGTAGATGCCCACACACCCGCTGAGGGCAATCTGTACGTCTTGTTCAAAAAGCTCATAACAGCGATGCTCGGTGATAGATTGATCATCCGGTACTTTGTCATACGCGCCATAGACTTCCAGGGCTTGTTCTTCGTCAGTCTCTAAAACCCTATGGCCTATCCCAACGGTCTTGTGGGACTCACTGCACAGATAACAGTGCAGCACCTTGCCCTCGTCGTTAGCGATTTCTCGATACAGCTTTTCAACGTCAACAGTCATTTACCAACGCCCTCTGGTCCATCCACCCGACCGGACTCCTGCATAAAAAATACCCGCTTTGAATCTTGAGAAACCTCGAGCTCTAAGCATTTCTCGAAACAACTGATCGCATATTTTTCTGGTCTGCCATTTGCAGGAGTACAAATGATCGTGGACGACTGCTGGTTTTCTGCTGCGTCCAGTTTTAGCGAATAGGTTTCTCATGCCCCACGGGATAGATGCTAGGTCTGTTTTTGTTCCAGCGGGAACTCTGACAAAGCTGGATCCTTCGTAGGTAAAGCTGTTCACGACCTCAAACATGCCAGGCTCATCGTCTAGCGTTTTCAATACCAAGTCAGTGAATACGCCCTTCATTCGGCTTCCAGAGTTCTTGTCGCGTTAACACAGAACAGGTTCGCACCTAGCAACATCACGCAGTAGTCAACCTGCCCCGGCGCTCCTGCTGCTATTGTTTTAGGGTTCTCTGGTAGCGTTGAGCAACCCGCTATCAAGGCACAAAGTCCTAAACTCAAAATAGTATGTTTCATTGTTGATCCGCTCCTCGACTGCGTGACAGTCGTCCATCGTTGAATAATTGCCGAACACGATTACGGTCCAGCTTATGAGGTAAAGCGTAGTCACCCCATTTCCTTGAGTTCGTTTTTGTAATACTGAATCTGCTCGACCAGGTTTGTGCGGTTCCATTTCCAGAGCTGTCTTGATTCTTCTTCCATCATCTCAACTGCGTCATCACCGATTTCGATGCACAGGTTCCTGCGAAACTCATGCGGCATTCCACTTCGGAAGGTGTTGCAGCCCCGGCACTGTGGCCGGCAGTTGGCTTCGGAATACCTTGTTGGACTTTGGGTTCTTGGGACGTAATGACCGTTATGCATTTCCTTGATCGGCTTGTTAATCCCGCAGGTATAGCAATCAACCGTCATTCCGTCTGCCGAGTAGTTCCTGCGAATATATTTTGAAAACTCAGCGTCGAGCAATTTCTTGAGTTTTGGGATCGTCTTTTTCTCGAGCGGTATACGTTTCATGCAACGATTCGCTCCACTTCATCCCTCACTAGGATCAGGTTCAAGTCTGTAGCCGCCCAGGCTTCCATTAACGCCAGCAGACCCGACATCGATATAAAATCGCGCTTCAGTTCAGGCACCGTCAGTTCAGCCTCGATCAACTTGTATTTGTGTGACCTCATCGCTATTTTTTCGCCCAGGAGTTCAGTTGTATTGCCGAGCTTTAACAGCACAAGCTCTTTCACCATGTCTTCACTGACCTTAGAGCCACCCTCTTTCAAGTGATCACTGATGATCCGGCACCACTTGTGAAAACATTTGTTTTGCGGATCCGACCTCATTTCGACATCTGCTCCCGTATCCACATAGCCAGGGCCAGTTCTTCAGGCGAGTACCAGATGTCCCATTTACGTTCCATTTTCTATCTCCATAATGGATCGCCCGATAAATTCAGGTATTTGTGGAACAACCGCATTGCCTAGCTGTTTAAGTCTGTCTGCTCTGGATGCCAACGCTTTCGGACGTTTCTCCTGCCTAATTCGCTCAAGCAAAGTTTGCTGCATGTCTTGTGCTTCTTTGAATGGTTTGGAATAAAAATCTGCCCACAAATCGCGCATGCCTTGGCTTTCCTCAAACCTTGCCCCCACGACCCATCTTTCATGTGCGTTGCGGTATGGCATGTCTGGCACAGAATCTCGTAATCCTCTGATGTAGGTGTCCTGTGATGCCTTTGCAGATTCTCTGTGTTCCCACATTGCTCGCAAGAAAGCCCATCTAAGCTGATTAGCCTCTGCGTCTGTTTTCTTACCGCTGCTAACTTCGTCATCTAATCCTCCAAGGAAGTCCAATTCTCCGGGAACCCCATCATTATTTCTATCGAATTTGGGCATAATTTCCCCGTCGATACTGTTTCTAAATCCACTGAAGTCCATTTTTTTGCGGGTTTTCCGATTGAAGCTTCTGCCGCAAGTGTCGGAGAATTTCTTTTGTACTCCGCTGGATACGCGCCTTCCTTTGCCATGTGACAAGTCGGAGTATGCCAAAATCCAGATTCTATCCCTTCGGTGGACGGCTCCAACGGCGCAAGCCGGTATAAGAAATGTTTGGCATTGATACGCCTCACTTTCCAAGTCAGCCAGCACATCTTCGAGCCCCATATTGATGTGACCAGCAACATTTTCTGCAATGACCCAAGTGGGTCGGATTTCTTTAATAAGTCTGAAAAATTCTGGCCAGAGGTGACGGTCATCATCCTTGCCTTCTCGCTTCCCGGTAACGCTAAATGGCTGGCAGGGATATCCCCCGCAAATAAGTCCAATGTCTGAGATTCCATCATTATCTAACTGCTCCTTTGTTAAGTCTTTTACATCGTGATACTGCGGCACATCAGGCCAGTGCTTGCTCAACACCAGTTGAGCTTTTTTGTCATACTCACAAAAGGCGACTGTCTCCATCCCTGCTCTTTCGAGTCCTAAACTGAAGCCGCCGATTCCACTAAAGAGGTCAAGGACTCTCATGCTGCTCCCACCCGGTACTCAAATAACCCATTGGATCGGTTGCCTCTCGGTCGCTTATCAACTGTATTGCCGCCGAATCTGGGTTTTCTCAAGTGCCTGAGTTGTGCGCTAACGCTTGCCTGTGGATCTTCGGTGCTAACTGAAATCTCGTCCAGGGTTCGCCATGCGCCATCGCTCATAAGATCCTTGACCCGCTTGATCTGTCCAGTCAGCCTTACATGGTCATGCGAGTCGTCGTAATCAGAACCGTTAAACTGCGGCTCTCCACGCAGACAGGCCGGGCATTCGTCGTGGATAACATCACTGTAACCATGTCCCTTTTCGCATCTGATCATCTCGACACATGCTCATACAGCGACCATTCCTTATCGAACAACCTGTATAGCTTCTGCCATTGCGCCTGGTGATCGCCAAGGCTTGCAGACCCGGGAACATCAACCGATCTCGCAACGTCCATGTATTGGAAGTCACCTTCGTACAGAATCTTTGGGTTTCCGATTAGCGGCTCTCCAGACGCGAGTTTTGCACCCCCGCAAACTTTTGAGCGATACGCTTGTATCGTTGCAAACCTTGCATCGCTACGCTCAGTCACATCGCTAACCTCAACTTTTCAACGATTTGTTTTGTCGTTTTGCCGTGCGTAGCTATTTTGTGAACCTTGCATAGCTTCATCAGCTCGCTGTCGGTCATGTCGAACAGGTTTTGCTTCTTGGCTTTCTTCTTTCCTTGAGCCTCATCCATCACTGCCCAATTCCTCGCGTTCCTACACCAAGTGATGAATCCAGACTGAGGGTTTACCTTCACGCCCTGCTCGATCTTGTCTTCCAGATAAGTTTGATAATGGTTCAGAATCTCGTCGGTATAGGTGATCCCTGATAACTTCATTCTTGTTTTTGTTGCGTCTGAAGGAACGAACGTATTTATATTATTATTGGTTAATGATTGGTTAATGATAGGTTCAGCACTTTTAGCGAGGGCTGGCGCGGCCTGTGGCGATTCGCGTGTCACCCCCCCCTGACATGGGTGACACCCCCCCCTGACACCCATGTCACCCCTGTCAGATTGACGGGGGTCACTATCGTTAATAGACCTAGAGATACGTTGAGGTACGTTAACGGACGTTGGAACGCGGTAAATGTTAGCCCGACCAGGCTTAACCTCGACAGATAGCATCCCCTGCTTTTCAAGCGACCTGATTGATCGTTGGACTGTTCGCACTGAACACATCGCGTGTTCTGACAGATAATCTACGCTGGGCCAGCCGATCCCCGTTTCTGTCGAAATACAATCAGTGATCAGGATAAGCACCAGCTTTTCGGTGGCGGTTTCAGTTTTTGCCTTTATCGCCCACGCAGCAGCCTCGAAACTCATACGTTGATCCTCTTACCACTCAGGTATTCGTGCAGCCTCTGCCATCTTCCAACGCTCAACCCTCCGATGGCATCTGGGTGTCGCCTCATTCGGGATATGTAGGCTTCGCTGATATCCGTTTGAGCTGCGATCACTTGCCCCTGATGCGGGGATTCCTGAAGTAATTTGAAGGTTTTTAAAACCAGTGGTGATTGTTTTTCTGACATCCATAACCCCTGTGTAAGTCATGAATTTTATTAAATTGATTTAGAATTGTAAAGTACTTACTTCATTATATATAAGTACTGTATAAATATCAGGGTTGCTTTATATTAGTGAACCGAATTACCCTCGCGCCCCCCCCCAAACAAAAGTGTCGTGACGTTGGAGCTTCAAGAGATATTTAGAATTAACCTGATGCGGGTCATGGAAGATCGAGGAATAAGCGCGTACCGATTGGCCCAGATGTCGGGTGTTTCCCAAGCCACTCTATCTATTATGCTTCGCCAGCAGAGGGGAGCTAGTCTAACGGCTGTACAGGCCATTGCTGACGCTCTTGAGCTTCCCGGGTATCTGATGCTCGTCCCTGGATGCAACCCCGATATAGATCCCTTGGTGATGTATGAGGTCACTTCTGCGGTACAACTTCTTGAGAACGATTCATTTCCTGCTGTACTAGAGTTTATTAGATTCCAATCTCAGAGGTAAATTACTTTAGGAATGTAATTGACAGCTTCACTTATGTAAAGTATTCTCCCTTTCGTACCTAACGAAACCACGAAAGGAGAACGATATGAGTCCAGAATTTAAAGCAATAGAATCCCAAGATGACCCCGATTGCCCCTGCTGCGAATGTGGCAAAGAATCATACGATCATAATTTTGATTTTAATGATGGAACATTTCTTTGCATCGACTGCGAAATAAAAGACCTTCAGAGCCTCGGTTACATCGTCCCTACGTTGATGGCTCAAGACCAGCAAAGCATGGATGCCCACGAAGCACAATCACTCACATGGCTGGCAGAATTTAGAGCAATAGAATCTCAACCCGATCCGGAATGCCCCTGCTGCGAATGTGGCAAAGAATCAGACGCACATGGTGAGTTTGAAGACGGCACTTTCCTCTGCATCGACTGCGAAATAAAAGACCTTCAGACCTACGTTGATGACATCGAAGGTTTGATGGCTCAAGACCAGCAAAGCATGGATGCCCACGAAGCATCTTGGCGTGCCACCAAGGCGCAAATCACACACCTCGTTATCGTTAAAGCGGGGGGGTGAATAATGAACGAACAACTCCACGCCGAGGCACTCGCAAACTTTCTCAAAAGCCTGGGCTTTGACATCGACCTCCAGGCACATCACTTCAACGAAGACGCCGACCCAGCAGTAGTTGGTGAAGCATTCATGGAAGCCTACCGTCTTAACTTTGAGGAATATCACGGCGAAGACTGGATTGATGCGCGGGTTCCGGTTTACCGGGCTTGCGACATCAAAGACTCTCTTTTAGCTAAAGCAATGGGCTTCCCTCCATTTCCAACCGTCAAAAGAGGCGAATAAATGTATCTCTACCACGGAATTTACTACATCAACCGGCAAGCAATGATTGCTGCCGTTTGCGGATATATCAACGAGAGGAAAAACGCATGAAAACTAGCGAACAGATTAACGAAATTGCAGAGGCACTAGCTGCCGCCCAAGGTGAGATTCAGAACCCTGGCAAGTCTGCCGAGAACCCATTCTTTAAATCTTGGTACGCCGATCTTGCAGAGGTACTGAGCGTGGTACGCCCAGCATTCTCCAAGCATGGCCTGAGCGTCGTTCAGATGCCCTACAGCAGCGATGATGGTGCTATAGGTGTTACGACCATGATCTCCCATAAGTCGGGTCAGTGGATGCAGGGATCGCTTGAATTACCGTTGCAGGTAGCAAAGAACGTCAATCAGGACGCGGGGAGTGCAATCACCTACATTCGGAGGTATGCACTTTCAGCCGCCTGTGGAGTTTCCCAGGAGGATTTGGATAGTAATCTTGGTGACTCAAAAGAAAACAATACTGGGAAAATTGTCAATCTAAAGGTGATCAGCAAGGCAAAGGCCGCTGAGATTACCGGCTTGATCGAGGAGACGGGGTCCGACCTGGTTGGGTTCCTCAACTTCTGCCATGCGGAGTCTGTTGAGACCATCCCGGCGAACAAGTACGAAAAGGCGCGTGATGCCCTCATCGCAAAGCGGGAGAAGACCAATGCAAGTTGATCACATGGACCAAGGCTCTTTAGAGTGGCATGAGCACCGCGCCAAGTACCGCAACGCATCAGAGGCATCCATCATCATGGACTGCGCCCCAGCGTACTGGAAGACCAGCAAGCGAATTCTGTGGGAACAGAAGCAGGGTCTTCGCGGGTCCAGTGTCGATGAAAACAATCCAGCGATTGTCCACGGTAATAACATGGAAGCGGCTGCGCTGGCCTGTCTAAACAAGCAGCTTGGCTCGAACATGAAACCGGCTGTCTTTGTTGAGGGCAAGTACAGCGCCAGCCTGGACGGGTACGGTGCTGATGCTGAAGGTCGATTGATCAAATGTGAGATCAAATGCCCGTGGAAGGCAGAGACATCTCAAGTCTGGAAGATGGCGGCTGATGGTGAGATCGCTGAGTATTACAGGTGGCAGATGATTCATCAAGACCACTGTGCGCCCACGGAGCAGAGCTTTTTCTATGTCTACATCAGTGATGAGAAGAACATCCTGATCCCTCACCTGTCGCCAGAGGAGGACACTGCCGCACTACTCGCGGCCTGGGATGAGTTTGCCTCCGGTGAGCCAGCGCAAGACTGGGAGGACAGGACAGATGACGATATGCGTGTGCTTGTTGAGCGCCACAGGGGTCTTGTGCAGCAGAAGGCGATTCTGGACGTAGAGTTGAAGCTGGCAGAGAAGGCACTGAAGGAAGAAGCTGGCGATAATAATGTCATGGCCTTTGGCACGAAGATTCAGACCATCGAAAAGAAGGGTTCTGTTGACTATAAGACAGTGCCACAACTGGAAGGTATCGACCTCGAAGCCTTTCGCAGACCCGGTACAACGTAT